TCGATCATCATTTCCTGAACGTCGGTGACGAACATCGGCTGCTGTTCGATCAGGTACGGACTGGATTTCACCGGGTTACGAAAGTCGGAATTGGGATCGAAGCGGAAATTCTCCGGAGCGATCAACAGCACTTCAGGCTCGTCATGGATAATCCGGCTTTCCTCGGATCGGGTGCCCAGCATATTGCCGTCCTCGTCCTGCACCGGTTGTCCCATCTCGTCGTAGGCAAGCTCGTAAGTGTCTTCGTCGTACACCTGATAGCGCCACTCCTGCCGGGACACACAAACGCCATAAACGTGGGTGTTCTGGTAGGCTGCGACGGCGGTGGTGTACCACGGGATCGTGTGATCGAGCCGGTACTGCAACAACTGTTGTGCAACTTTGGCCCCGGCTTCGGCAAACTTGTCATTGGGGTTCTGCGCGGTGACCGATACCACGTCATTGGTACTGAACGCGGCAGCGGCGAAGCTGGCTTCATGGTTGCGCACGCTGGCCCTCTGCTTGGGCCGGAACAGCTTGTTTCTGTTGGAGTAATCTTTCGAGAAATAACGACTGCCGGAGCTGTGTTCGGAGCGAAAATGGTGCAAATTGTCCTGCCACGTCTTGCGCAACGAATTGTCCATGTAGTCGGTAGACTCAAGGTAGGCAGTAGTGGCCCGACGCAACATGAACGCGCCCATGGACTCACCCATGCCGGGGTCTTCATCCTCGCCCGTGAACCCGTTGTTCAGGTCCACGTTATCACCCTTGCCCAGCGGATCGGCTTCCCTGTCATGGAGGGTCATCCCGTTGTGCCGGATATCGGCTTCCAGGCTGTCGGCGTGTTCAGTCCCGTTGCCTCTGGCACCGGTTATTGCTGCGTTGTTCTCGTCTCGTTGTCTGGCCATCAGCGTTCCCCTTTTGCTGCGTTCAGCGCCTCACCGTCCATACGACGGGGCATGTCGATCAAATCCTGATGCGAGTTGATGCCAAACCGTTCCAGAATCTGCCCACCAATGTTCATCATTTGCCTTTCCATCCCCAAAACGGTGTCCGCCATGCGGAAGTAATACCCGTGCTTCAGCGTCAGATCTGTGGGGATGAGACACGCCATACCGGAGTCCAGATCAACCATGCAACCCCATGAAATCAAGGGGAAATTGGCGTTCATAAATCCGATAATGGGTCGCTTGACCCGCTCCTGCGCCTGCATGGCATAGAAGGCGTTGTTACTCAGTGCATTTTCTCCACTCACAGGGTCATCTCCGGCTCAAAGCTCAGTCGTGATGCGTCTCTGGCTGTGCCCGTCAGGGGCACAATGTCCTCGGCAAAAGTCAGCATCAGGGAGTCGGCGCGGTCAGGGCTGGACAGCCCCCGCGTCTTCATATCGGCTTTCTTCTCCAGCCGGATCTGGTCCTTGTGCGGGACCATGTCGTACTCGATATCAGTCAACTGCTCTGCCAGCTCCGGCGCGTCGGGGATGTCGGCACCGGCCTCAAGCCACTGCCTGCCCTTGTCCCAGATCTCAACCCGTTTGTTGAAATACATATGAGGATCAACGGACTTCTCGCCGACGTTCACATCGATCACCGGGTAGTGCATCGACACCAGATAGTCCACCACGCCCGAACCCAGACCCACGCCATCGACGAAGATCGGACCCATGGTGACACCCAGTTTTTGATAGTCCCGATAGACCTTGGCGCACTCGGCCCCGACCTGCATGTTGTTCAACTGGCGGAAAACGTGTTGCGCGTGGACCTTGCGGCCCTGCCTGATCGTGATAACCGTCTCGTCATCACCAAACCGGGCCACGTCACAACCGATCACCACGGCGGAGTGGATATACTCCAGCACCTCGCACTGGTGCTTGCGTGCCTCGGCCACGATCTCGGATGAAATAAACTGGTTGGAGGCTCTGTGGGGAAACTCCCCGCGTACCCGTACCCGGAAGAAGTCCGAGTCCTCGCCGTGGTCTTCCTCCCACTCCCCCAATTTCTTTTTGTCGGTCATTTTGCACTTGCGCGAGTCGACCTGCTGGGTGTGCCAGCGGTGTTTGTACTTGCCAAAACACTCGCGGAACCGTCCGGTGTTCCGGGTCGGGTTGCCGTACACAAGCCACATGGCTCGGGGGGTTGTCATTGCCCCCTCGGATACCTCCCAGATAATGTCGGCGATGCCGCTGGCCTCGTCCATCAGCATCAGGACATGCTCGGCGTGCAGACCGGCAAAGGCTTCGGAGTTATGCTCGGTCCAGGGGATGGCCTCGATGGACCATGTATCGGGGTGATCGACCTGATAGAACCGGGTGGCGGTCCATTCGAACCAGTGTTTGTTGATCGAGCGTTTGTGCCAGACGGCGACTTCACGCCAGGTCTTTCCCTTGAGCTGGGTCTGCGTGTTGGCAGTTACCCAACCGGCCAGATGGGGACGTGTAGACATCGCCCACAAGACTATCCACGAGACCAGGGCGCTCTTCCCCACTCCGTGGCCTGACGCCGTCGCTTCTTGTATGGCGCTCATCGGGTCGTCGGAAATGCCCTGCCCGATCCGCATCAATTGCTCGCGCTGCCAGGTGTCGGGACCGTCGTGATCCTCCAGCGGCCCTCCCCTCACGGCCCACGGAAAGGCGTACATCACAAACCCGAACGGGTCGGCGTAAAACCCGGCAATGTCGCTGGCCAGTCGCTGCTCGTACCCCATCCGGGTCAACACCTTCTCGGTGCGCACCTCTTGCGGTGTCGGCATCCCCAGCATGTCGACCATCTCCGGGACGTTCACGGCGTCACCCCCAGTAACTCATCCATCGTCAACCGGTTTTGCTCCGGGTGAGGCAGTGATGTCTCAGGGGTAACGTCTATCGTCTCACCGCTTTCCAGCCGCTTGCGTGCTGCCTCCAGCACCGCTGTCAGGTTGGGTCCGGTTTCCAGCTCGACGTGATCCCGGAACGCGCCCACATCCACATGCCGACCGGCAAGCTCTATTGCCTTCAGTGCGGCTGCGGGATTGAATTTTGCAAAGACGGGCACCCCGTCCTCGTTCTTGACCGGGGTATACTGCATGGTGCGCTCGTACACGTCCTTCACCGCGCTGATGATCCAGTTCAAACCCATCTCACGGGCGCGGTAAACCGACTCGTGCAAGTGCATGTTCACCGCGTCGGTAACCTGTGGATCTGCCATCAACCGCAGTGCCACCTCGCGGATAATGACCGCGTTCAGGTCTGCGGCCACGTCCGGGGCACATTGCAAACGCAAGGTTGCCTCCACTGCCGGTTTGGGGTCGTCGGTGCCGATCTCGCAGTACTTGCGCACGAACAGCACCCGGTCGATCAGGTCCATCCACTCGCTCGGATGCGGGAATTTGACTATGGTCATAACCCCTGCGCCTCCGATACGTGTACCGCTTCAAATGAGCCACCAACAGCGTCCACCGATGTGTACCCGTCAAACCCGCCGATCTGGATCTGGAAGTCATCCCCCTCCGCTGCCAGAAGAACCTGGATAATGCTGCCCGGTATGGTCAGGTTGGTGATGTTCTGGTTTCTGCCAGTGCCAAACACATAGGCTCTGGAAGGGGTAGCGGTAGTGGTGTTGATAACCCGCAAACCGATCTGTCTTCCGAAGTTTTCCTCGTTGTGTTCGATGGTCAACTGCACGCTGACCGTCCACACACCCTGCGTATCGAACTGGATCGAGTCGCCTGCAAGGTTCTGGGTAATGTCTTTGGGGGTGGCTATTGATACCGCATCCCACCCGGTAAAGGTGGTCCACGCGGCGGTGAGGGTACCGATACTAAAACTCGACGAGTTCTGCACCAGCCCACCGTACCCGGCAGCGGTAAACGCTGGCGGGTCAAGATCCACCCGGTTGATCGCCCAGCGGTCAATGTCCAGCACCCGTACCGAAGCGATGGCCTGTGCGGCGTTGACCGGGTTTTTGCCGGTTATTGTGTTCGCCCCCGCCGCCACGAACGTCCCGATCTGGTTGGAATAGTCGAAAAAGCACATGAACTGCCGACCCACCATATCGGGTGTGATCGGGGGAAGATTGATGGTCTGTGACTGCCCCGACGCGGGGGTGAAAAGAAAGAATTTGTTCTGGTCGATGTCCGCAGCAAAGAGCGTGACAGTGGCGTTGTTGAGTATCACCGACATCTGGCGCTGCAACCACGTCGAGTCAAGCTCTTCCTGCAAATACGCACGCAAATCCTGCGGGGTAATGTCGCGGGAATTGTTGTCTGCAAACAGGCTGGCTATAAGGGCATCGAGAAAGGCTTTATCCTGAATGGCCATCGACTACGGACTCTCGAAACCGTTGTCAAAACCACTGGAAAAAGACCGGAACAACGGGTGCGCACGAGGTCCGGGAATGTCAGGTGCGTAAAAAGTCCGACCGCTGGTGATATAGGTAGCGTAGCGATGGGGGCCGGGGTCCAGCAGGTTTTTCAACGAGCGCATCGAGATATGCCGATAGGAAACACGTTGTCGGGCGGGTACTGGCATAGGAATCACGCGGCTGTCTGGTCGGTGAGTGAATTTCGCCGAGTCTACCGCCTCAGTCGGGGGAATATAATTGGAACTAACGGTTACAAGTGGAGGTTTCGGAGTGATTTTCTGTCAAAAAACCGGCACAAAAGTGACACTTTAATGCCGATTTCGGGGCAAAAAGGGGCTTTTTTGACATTTTAATGCCAAATCCCTGCCATCCCGAACAAGGAACATGGCACCCGCAAGGTCACAGCCTGCGCAGTTCTTCGCAGGTACCGGCATGAAGATCCCGCTCCTTCGCCAGTGTGTACAACAGGAATTGTCTTGTCTGGGTGGTGGTGGGTTTGAACGGCGGCAGTGGCACCAGCCCCCGTCGATCCCACCGATGTACGTGTGCGGGTTTATCAGGGGGTTTCAACATCCTTTGTGTGAGCGGGAGGTGCATGGGGGACTTTTACTCCAAAAGCACGAGTAAATCCAGTGTGTGGCTTTATCAATGAATCCAGTGTGGGGGCTAAATTCAGTCGAAGGGCTAAACGGAACTGAATTGCCGCTAATTGGTTCACTTTGTACACCTATATTTTTCTAAAAATTTCTAAAAAATTTTAAAAATTTTTACTGTGTTTCAGAGTGCCTCCGAACTGATATATGGAGAGGGGCTTGGGGCTTTGTGGTTTGTTTCGGTTTTCTCTCAGTAGAATAATGAGGCTCATTTTAAAAATCGGTAAATATGGGTCCCTGGTTCTATTGGTCTGTAGGGCATTTTAACCAGGTGAACCAATTAGCGAACCAGTCTATTACTCATGTATCCTATTGATTTTGTTGGGGTTTAACCAAGTGAACCAATTAGCGGGCATGTTCAGAAAGTACACTATTAGTGCTATATCCTACCGACAATTATGCCCCCTGGTTTCATTGGTCTGTAGGCTGATCATAAGGTGCGCTAATTAGATACCCTTGAAAATCATGTACTTACATTTATAAGGTTCAAACTATACAGAAACAGCCGCTATTTGGTTCACCTTGTACCATTTAACCAAGTGAACCAAATAGCGGCTGTTTCTGTATAGTTTGAGATGTTAAATATTTTTCTTTTGAATACCCTTATACCTCAATAAGCACCTATCCTGTATCCTGTACCCTGCAATTCTATACAGTGTCCGCTAATTGGTTCACCTTGTAAAAAGTCGACCGCTAATTGGTTCACCTTGTACACCTTCCAAAACCGCTAATTGGTTCAGTTCGCAAGTTTTTATCGCTCTTTTTACTCATTTTGTGACAGTGTTCACATAGTGCTCTATTCTTTTTCGTTTTATTCCTGTACAATCAAGGTTCATTATTAGAAACAACCGAGGACAAACAACATGACTAAATTCAAAAAACCTGATATACATCAAGAGGTTACAGACAAAATTTTGGCTCAAATGGAAACAGCCGGAACCGACTGGATTAAACCGTTTACTTCCAATGGCCATCAAGTGATTAACCGAGTGACTAAGAAAAACTATAATGGAATCAACATTCTGTTACTTGGTATGACCGGGCATTCAGAGTGGGCAAGTTATAAACAATGGCAATCAATGGGAGCGCAAGTAAACAAAGGTGAACGCGGTTCAGAAATTGTCTTTTTCAAGGTCATCAAAAAAGAGTCAAAATGTAAAATTACCGGAGAAACGAAAGAACATAAATATGGGTTTCTGCG